TGTATATGGTCCAGTCTTTAATGGTTATGTATAGACATTTTTCAGATCTAACATCTATTTTAATACCATTAATCTTTTTAACTATTTTTTTCATTATGCAACCTCCTTGTTTGTTGGATCTATGTATTTATGAAAATCTTTTTCTTTAATTTCATAATAATTGTCTTCTGTATCTACTAAATACAATTCATTTAAAGATTGTGGCTCATATCCAAAATCTAAATCTACTGTACTTTCCCATTCTCCAATGCCATTGCATGTATTGCATCTACTATCTTCTCCAAGACATTCTAAACAAAAATGTACTATATGTTTTTGATGAATAGTTTTGCCTTGATATTGTATTGTGTTGTTTTCCATTATTTACCCTTTCAGTTGTTAATATATTGTTAGTTTATAATATCCATCCAGGAACACTAGCAAGTGCATTACACCATAACCTAGACCAATAATTATAACTGTTGCGATTAATGCTTTTAAGTCTGATCTATTAAACACTATGCAGCCTCCTTGTTTTTAATTACTTCTAAATGATGAATAGGTTTTCCATATTTATCAAATAAGTATTCGTTAGCTTGACAATGATCTAAAATAATATCTTCGTTCCAATTAGATACAAATTGCTGTTCATCTTCTTCGTAGCAAATTGGATGTTCATCAAGCCAATATTTTACTTTTAATTTAGCTTGATCATTTAGCTCATTATATTCATAAGCATTTACTTGTATTGTTTTCATTTTATAACCCTTTGTTGTTTGTTTTATACTATCATAACCGATAAAGTTATACAAGTATAGATCTATTTTAAGATCCTATAACCCTAGATAATACCAGGGTTATAAGTTATTAAAATTAATTAGTTTATTTTAAGTATAATGGTCCAGTCCACTGAATTGGATAATTACCATTTAAAACATTTCCACGAGCTGAATTTAAAGCAGGAGTTTTCCAACTAGCAGCTTTTAAAACATCTCCTTTTTTAAAATGTTTAAAATCTTCTTTAACTATAAAAGCAAAAACAGAATTTTCTTTTATAACTTTAAAGTATTTTTTACCTTCTTTAAAAGACATTACAGTATTCCATTGGTCTAATTCCTTTTGGGAATGATCACTGATTTTACCCCAAAGTCTTAACGAGTACTGTTTATAATCTTCTTTAGCAGCTTCAATTAAGTACTCAATACCCTGCTCAATTGTATTAGATTGTTTATCTATTTTTATCATTTTATACCCTTTGTTATTTGTTATACCAATATGGTTAATCTATTAATAATATTATGTAAACTATTATTTTAACAAAAATATTAAGTTATTGAATTTATTATATTATATTTTTAGAGCTATGTTTTATGCGATTAAAAGAAAAGGGAAGCAGAAAGAAAAGATTATAATAGAAAAGAATATATCCTGGACATTGGACCAAGTTATAAACAGCTACCATTATAGATTGAATTAAAAGAATTAAACAAGATCATTAAGAATACATTAAAGCATTTAACAATGTGTGATTGTGTGGGTAAGTATTAAGATCAATTGATTCTATATGCGATTAAGTTCCTATTTATTAATACATCGCATTCATTTACATTATGCGTATTTACATCGGTGTTGCATTTATATCACAGTATTAGAATGATGTGTTGTATTTATGCAACAGTCTATCGTATTAGTTGTTATAAAATTTACAGCGATAAGTTATTAGTTATGACTGTAAACTATCTAGTCATCTAGGAAGTCGCACAATTTTGGATAGCCACCCCCACATACACCCCATAAACCGCCATAACTTTCTAATTATATATACATGGGACTTATTAGGATACCTTTAGCCACATAGTCTTCGCCACACAGAATCTTCGCCACACACAAAATCGCTAACTCACAATGGGTATATCCCAAAAACAACCCACCACCTTTTTCTTTGCCTGACCAACCTTAATATAATATTAAAATACTACTAATAGTATATGAACAGATCAATGTACCAAGATGATGACGACAACGACTTTTATACAGCTAATGTAAAAGCAGTTGTTTATATTGAGAAAGATAATTCAATAACAGTTAAGTTCACAGGATTACAAAACAAAGAACACTCATCAATCTTTAGTTCATGGTTAATGATGTTATTGAACATTGAGAATGCAATCATAACTAATGAACAATCTAAGTCTATTCACTAATGACAACTATAACAGAAACAATAATTAACAGTGGCACAATACAATACAAGATTCCATATTACCCCAGAGAAAAACAAATAGAACTTCATTTCAATATGAAGAAGTATCGCTGGTCAGTATTAGTCTGCCATAGAAGGTTTGGCAAAACAGTATGTATGATTAATCATCTACTAATGTCAGCACTACGTTCTACTAACAAAGCACCCAGATACGCCTACATAGCACCAACCTTTAAACAAGCCAAATCTATTGCTTGGGATTATATGAAACAATACACAGCTCTAATACCAGGCGTTAAGTTTAATGAAACAGAATTGCGTTGCGACTTACCCAATGGATCTAGAATAACATTGTTAGGTTCAGAGAACTCAGATGGATTACGAGGTATCTATTTAGATGGTTGCGTTATTGATGAGTATGCAAACGTACAAGGTAAGTTATTTACAGAAATTATAAGACCAGCATTGTCAGATAGAAAAGGATGGTGCGTATTTATTGGAACTCCACAAGGAACGAATAATAACTTCTATGAATTATTCCAACACGCACAAGGAGATAAGCAATGGTTTCATTATAAAGCTAAAGCATCTCAAACAAATATAGTTGATCAATCAGAATTAGATGCTGCAAAGAAAGTCATGGGTGAAAAAAAATACCAACAAGAATTTGAATGCGATTGGATTGCAAATATAGAAGGTGCTGTTTATGGAGATACCATAACTAAGATAGAAGATGCTAGGCAGCTAACAAGAGTTCCTTATGATCCATCACTACCTGTATCTACTGCGTGGGATCTAGGAGTATCAGATCATTCAGCAATTATATTCTTTCAACAAATGGGAAGAGCAATTAATATAATAGATTACTACGAAGAACGTGGTCAAGGTTTGCCGCACTATGTTCAAATGTTAAAAACAAAAGATTATGTTTATAAAGATCATTACGCACCCCATGATATTGAAGTTACTGATTTTAGTAATGGCAAAACAAGACGTGAGGTTGCTTATCAATTAGGTATTAATTTTAAAGTAGTTCCTAAGATTCCATTTGAAGATGGAATACATGCAACTACAATGTTACTACCTAGATGTTGGATTGATACAGACCATTGCAAAAAACTTATAGATGCGTTAAGACACTACCATAGGAAGTTTATAGATAAGAACAGAATGTTTAGATCTAAGCCTGTACATGATTGGAGTTCACACGCTTGTGATGCGATGCGTTACCTTGCAGTTGGAATCCAAGAAATAAATACTAGACAATCTGCTCCACAAAGTATAGCAGATAACGAATATAGGATTATATAAATTATGGGATTCTTATCTCCAAAAATGCCATCGTTGCCACCAGTGCAACCTTTACCTGAACCGCCTTCTACTAAATTAACAGAAGCAGAACAGGCAAAAATTAAAGAAGAGCAAGATGCAATTAATAGAAGACGTAAAGGCAGAGCATCAACAATATTAACTTCTCCATTGATTGATGAAGCAACAACAGAGAAGAAAACTTTATTAGGAATGTAATATGGGTGGAGCAATACCAAATCCAGTAGCAATTATTAGAGGAACACAAAGTGGAGTTAGAGAATCTATGCAACCACCAGCATCTCCAGCACCATCACCTACAACTGCAGAAGTATCTCAAGCAACAACAACTGACGCTGCAGGAATTAAAAGAAGAAGACGTGGTAGATCTCCAACTATATTAACAGGTGCAGCAGGCGTTCAAGAAGGTGCAACTTTAGGCACACCAACATTACTAGGATAAGCAATGGCTGAAACAGATTTAACTAAAGATCTCTTAAAGAGATTTGGAAAGTTAGTAACACAAAGACAAACTTGGGAATCGCATTGGCAAGAAGTTGCTGATTACATGATGCCAAGAAAAGCAGATGTAACTAAACAAAGATCTAAAGGAGATAAAAGATCTGAATTAATATTTGATTCATCTCCACTTCATGCAGTTGAATTATTGTCAGCATCCTTACATGGTATGCTTACAAATCCATCTACACCTTGGTTCTCATTAAGATTTAAAAATGTAGATACAGGAGATGCAGATGAGGCGAATGAATGGTTACAAGATACAACAGAAAAAATGTATGACGCATTTAATCGTTCAAACTTCCAACAAGAAATATTTGAATTGTATCACGATCTAATTACCTTTGGTACAGCATCTATGTTCATTGAAGAAGATGCAGATGACATTATAAGATTTTCAACAAGACACATTGGCGAAATTTATATTTCAGAAAATAATAAAGGAAGAATAGATACAGTATTTAGAAAATTTAAAATTTCTGCAAGAGCAGCCATACTACAGTTTGGCGAAAAGAATGTATCAAATGCTTTAAGAGGAACTGCAATGAAAGAT